TCCCAGTGGTCTCAGTGTTCGCGGCACTACCATTATTGATTTTGACGAGTCAACTTCTCGATCTATTAAAATTGGTCGTAAAACTAACGAGCGTTTGGAAACTGTTTTGAAGGGTGGTAAGATCGTTCTTAAACGATTGGTTGAAGAAATGGAAACTGCAGCTAACGGTCGTCTTAATGAAAATACTATTCTTTTAAAGGTTGTGAAATAATGGTCAGGAAAAGCTCTGAGATTATTGAAGATGTTATTGAGTCATTAGAAAAACTTATCGACACTCTAGATGATGAGTGGCATCACAATGATGAAGGCGAGTGGAGACAGGCAGATAATATCCGTGCTAATATTTTACCACTAGCCAAACAAAATTTTAAACAACATCTTGATGAGTATATTGATCGTCGCATCGAAACATATATGAAAGTAAAAAATGAGACTGAGTAGGAAATGGTTTGTACATTGGATTTGGCCAATGCATGGTGAATGGTTCGCATGGGGTATTACTAGGTTTAATGGTGGTGGATATCTTTATGGTGCAACACCTTATACTTACTGGAGAGTTGGACCAATTTTTGTTAAGAGGTATACCTGATGAGTGATTATAGCGTAGCTGATGAATATAAAATCTCTCAAGAAGATGCAGATTATTATCTTAAAAAACTTAAGAGATTGGAATCAGGTCCAGGTGGTATCATGGAGATGAAGCAGACAATCGCTGATATCGAACGTTATCGGAATTTTGTCTGGGCGTTTTTCAATGAACCAATGGAACTGAGTCATGAAAAAGTAGTCATACAGTATAACTACTGGAAAAAAACGGCGGGAAAAATAATTTCAGAATTGGAAGGTAGTGATGAACAAGCGTAAGTTAGTTACTGATAGAGTTAGTATGACTGTCGATACTAAATGTTCTTTTCTTACCGAAGAGAAAATTAAAAACATCGAAAAGCATTACAAGGCTACTTATGTATTAGAAACTTGCGCTAAAAGTTTTAGTGGTGGTTGGACTAATTTTCCAACAGCTATCTTTTACACCAAAACTGCACATCCAGAAGGTTCAAATTATTTCGCAATTTATATTGATGATACTAATCAATTAATGATTGCTAATGGTTTATCAGCTGTTGATGGTATTGTATTTAAAGGTTTAGAAACTGAAGGTACAGTTACCTATTCTCGTTATCGTCATGATTATCGTGATGCTGGTAATGGCGCTTTCGTTGATGGTGGTAGAGATTATTTTCGATATGGTGGTGATAAGTTCGATGATTATAACATCGTAGAATTTGTGGTTAATAAAGATAAAGTGGAGATTAAAAATGTTAATTGATATTGATGTAGAAACAATCGATAAGATTTTCGAGCAGACCTTACTTCAAGATTACAGAGGTTTGGTGAAACAAAAACAAGAACTGAGTGATAAACTATCTCGTGAACCATTAGCGGAGTATGAACTTGGTGATCTTAACGATACAGAACATTTCATCAAAGGTATGGAAATTATGATAGAGTATTATATTGGTGCTAACTGGAAAGAAAAAGTTTGACTTTTATTAAATAATATGGTATAATAAATACTATGCTGATGTTGATGACATCATGTGGAATAGACACTGAGGACGTGGGGGCAGTACCCACCGCCTCCACCATGGATACACGAACACCCTGCGAGATTGTTGCTTTAGGGTAGGGTGACAAGAAATAGAACAGCAACTAATACTTGTTTTATTCGTGTATCTTTGATGGGGGCGAAATAGGATCGACTGGTGTAATAAAGACAAGATCGAGACAATGGCATAAATAAATTATCTGCAAACGATAATTCACTTCTTGAGATGCGCCTAGCGGCATAATCTCTTGGGTATGAGTTCCACCTCGAAACAGAACGGGCTCGCTTTATAACACACAAAACACACACAAAGGAGACTACAAATGAGTACACCATACGATTTAAGATTTAATCTTATTCATTTTGCAAGAGATCAACTTAACGCTGAATATCAGGCTGCTCTGGAAAAGATTATGTTATCATATCCAGAAGCTTCCGAAGAAAAAACAAAATTAATTTCTGCTCTTAAATATCCAATAAAATCGGATATTATTAATCTTGCTGAAGAAATTAAAAAGTTTGTCGACAATAAGTAATATAATTGGTCACCTAGCGGCTTGATCGGAGTTCGGTGGGAACTTGGCAACAGAATCCCACCACCTAATTTTATTGGCCACCTAGCTCAACTGGAAGAGCAAGAGATTTCTACTCTCTAGGTTAGGGGTTCGAGTCCCTTGGTGGTCGCCAATTTCCTGAAAAGAATTGAACAAATTGACAAAAAATTCAAAAAATGAGAAAATGATCTTAGAGTTGAAAACTAATACCTTCATCGAAGATATTGAGAAACTCTGTTTAACGAAAAATATAGAATATATCGATGCTGTTGTTCTCTGGTGTGAAAATAATAAATTAGAAGTCGAGACCGCAGCATATTGGATTAAGAAAGATCCAGCAATGAAAGCTAAAATTCAAGCAGAAGCCGAAAATCTTAATGTTCTTAAACGTGGTGCTCGTTTGCCGATTTAGGATTATAATATTATGTATGATTTGAAACGATATAATTTTATTAAAGATCTTCATAAAAATCCAGAAAATAGTTATTTGTTTTCTTTTGAAAATCCATCAGTTTTATATCATAAAGTTCCAACTTAATCCTGAAAAGCAGTAGAATGATGTCAGCAATTGAATGTTACCAAGAATATTTGGCGCTGAAGAATCACTTCAGTAAACCTTCTTATGATTATTTTAAATACAATGGCAAGGTAAGAGTAAATGCAAAAACATTCGATGCACGCAAAGACAAATTATTTTTCCAAAAGCTCGCCAAGCATCCAGACGTACATAGCTTCCTTGTTGCTAATCTCTCCGAAAATGAAAAAACGTGGATTAAAGAATTAGCATATAGCGAAGTTGCTGAAAAAATTTACAAAGATTGGACAAAACGTCAGCAGTCTTTGTCTTATATGTTTAAACAGGATTTAACAAAACTTGACCCTGTTTTGAAAAATAACTTCATTTGTAAAGAAGGCGAACACCCAATTCTTTTGAAGTTATATCTAGGGAAAGAAATATCTCTAGAAACTCTATGTCTCTTATTAGAATTTTCAGGTGTTAAACAAAAGTGGGATTCTAAAATGGAGTACGATTTGGTTTGGGAATCACTTAAAACCAAGATTGAAAAATATACACCTTTTATCAAATATGATAAGGTCAAAATAATAAAGATTGCCCTTGACTATTTTGATGAATAAAGGTATACTAAATAATGTTGCGAGTGAATACGATCACTCAATAAACTGTCATACTGATATTAAAACATACGGAGAATATACATGAACTTTTCTAATCTCAAAGCACAATCTGGCAAGAAGTCACTTGAAGCTCTTAGCGCAGAATTAACAAAGCTCTCAGGAAATCAAGAATCAAAGGGTGCAGACGATCGTTTCTGGACACCTACAGTCGATAAGGCTAACAATGGTTATGCCGTTATTCGTTTTCTTCCAGCAGCTCCAGATGAAGATGTCCCATTTATTCGCATGTTCGACCATGGTTTTCAGGGTCCAACTGGTTTGTGGTACATTGAAAACTCTTTGACTACACTTGGTAAGCAAGATCCTGTTTCTGAGTATAATTCAAAGTTATGGAATTCGAGCACTGACGATAAGTCTCCTGAACGTGCTCAGGCTCGTAAGCAGAAGCGTCGTTTACACTTTATCTCTAACATCTATGTTGTTACTGATCAGGGTAATCCTGCAAATGAAGGTAAGGTATTCTTGTTTAAGTACGGCAAGAAAATCTTTGATAAGCTCAATGAAGCTATGAATCCTCAGTTCGAAGATGAGAAGCCAATGAACCCATTCGATCTTTGGGCTGGTGCAAACTTCAAGCTCAAGATTCGTAACGTTGAAGGTTATCGCAACTACGATAAGTCAGAGTTCGATAAGATTAAGCCTCTTCTTGATGATGATGAAGAATTGGAAAATGTTTGGAAGAGCGAACACTCTTTGAAGTCATTCCTTGAACCTTCTAACTTCAAGTCTTTTGAAGAACTTCAGGCTCGTCTTTTGAAGGTTCTTGACGATGCACAAACACCTAAGAATAAGGTTGCTCGTGCAGAAGAAGAGGATCTTCCATGGGCTCGTGAAGATGCTGCTCCTAAGTTTAAGGAATCAGCTGCACCAAAGTCACCAGTCATTGAAGATGATGAAGATGATGATTTGATGGCTCACTTTAAAAGTTTGGCACGGTAATATTTGGACTAATTTTTGGTAATGTAAGGGGGGGCTTCGGCTCCCCTTTTTTTATTAAAATTTTACGTGTTTAAGATCGTGTGGGTATGCACCCTTTAATTCAGCATACCATGATGGCGCAAATTCGTTACCAAAGAACTTTTCAGTATTACGATCCATACCAGATGCAGATTTTGGTGGTGCTTGTCTGTAAGTATCTGGTTCTCTTAATTCTTGGTTTCTACCTTGTCTCATAGACATTTCTCTGGCTAATTCATTTGCAGCTGATTGTTCTGAGCCTCTTCTTGCTAAACCTTCACCACGTTGATGTCTATTACTAATAGGATATCCGCTTTCTTCGTTATTGCCACCACCAAGTAGCGAAGAAAGAATATTAATGCCAGCACCAAGCATTCCACCGCCTCGACCACCAAAAACACTATCCATCATACCCATTGGACCAGATTGTACAAAACCTGCAGTTCCTAACACACCATGACCGATTTCGCCTCTTCCAATTTTACCGACATTACCGAGTTCAGGGAATGGACCACCACCCATACCCATACCACCTCTGTCATTAAATCCAAAGCTACCACCTCGTTCGCTACCAAATCCAAAGCTACCACCGCCCATATCCATACCACCTCGTTGGTTAAACATATGTGCACCGCTCATACGTTCTCCCATACCTGCAGAAGCACCACCGCCAAATTCCCAATGCCATGGTTCGCCACCAATGCCATGGAATCCGAATCTACCTGCATTTTGTTGTAGCCATTGATTTTCTCTGCTATTAGCTTGGTGTGCACCGCCACCTAAATCTAAAGCTAATCCCCATCCATGATTTGAAGTTCCT